AGCGCGGATGCGGGCGTCAGCGTCGCGATGACCTACCGCTACATCCCGGGCCCGATCGAGCAGTCGTGCATCGACCTGGTCGCGCAGGACCTGAAGACGCGCTCGAACATCGGCGTTCGCTCCAAGTCGCTCGCCGGCGAGACGGTCACGTTCGCGTCCGACGGGATGTCCACCGGCGTGCAGCAGACGCTGAAGATGTTCAAACGGTTCTACCCGGCATGAGCGACGAGATCACCGTTCAGTTCAATGCCGAGGCCTTTCTGGCGCGCCTCGCGGGTCAGGGCGACCAGCTGCTGGGCAGCCTGCGCTCGGTGGTGAACCGCCTGTCGATCACGGTCCAGGGCGCGGTAAAGGAAGGCAAGCTCACCGGCCAGGTGCTGCACGTGCGCACCGGTACGCTGCGGCGTTCGATCAACCGGGTCGTCACCGAGTCGGAGAACGCGATCCATGCGTCCGTCGGGACGAACATCGTCTACGGCGCGATCCACGAGTTCGGCTTCCAGGGCGCGGTCGACGTTCGCGCCTACGTGCGCGGCGATGGCGCCGCGGTCAGCGCCCACACGCGGCAGGTCAACCTGCCGGCGCGGAGCTTCCTGCGCTCGACGCTGGCCGAGCGCGAGTCCGAGATCACGAGCACGCTGCGCGCCGAGGTGCTCGGGTCGCTGCGCCAGCTGAAGGGCGCGTCATGACCCGGGAGCCGATCTACGCGGCCCTGTTCGCCTATTTCGCCGCACTCACCTCGGGCGGCTCGCCGCTGTTCAGGACGGCCACCAGGTCCCCGAAGCACTGGGACTCGGTCGACCCGGAGAACTGCCCGGCGCTGCTGATGCGCCAGCGCAACGAGATCGCCGAGCACCGCAAGTTCCTGCCGACGAAGTGGACGATGAACCTCGAGCTGCTGATCTACGTTCACACCGGCCAATCGATCGACCCGACCATCATCGCCGCGCAGGTGCTGAACCCGCTGCTCGATGCCGTCGAGGCGTCCTTCATCGTCGACGACATCCAGACCAACTCCGTGACGCTCGGCGGCCTCGTCAACTACGCCGCGATCAACGGCGCGACGGACATCTATCTCGGCAGCCTCGGGAACGACGCGGTTGCGGTCGTCCCGGTGCGCGTTCTCTACAACAACTGACCCCACACCACCTTTCAACCTGATCCCCTCGCGCAAGGAGAATCACAGTGCAGTATTCGTTCGGTAGCGGCGCCCTGTTCGGCCGCAGTCTCACCAACACCCCGGCCACGCCGGTCCAGTTCGGCGCGCTGCAGGGCGCATCGATCGACTTCAGCTTCACGACCAAGGAGTTGCACGGCGGGAACCAGTTCCCGCTGGCGCTCGGTCGCGGCAAGGGCAAGATCACCGGCAAGGCCGACTTCGCCCAGATCAACGCGCAGATCTTCAACGACCTGTTCTTCGGCAACGCCAACCCGTCGAGCACCTCGACCCGCATGGCGCTGCACGAGGCGCAGACGGTCACCGCGAACATCGTCACGGCGACGAACAACACGACCTATGTCGCCGACATGGGCGTTGTGCGGGCCTCCGATGGCGTCATCTTCACCCGCGTGACGTCGGGTCCGACCGGACTGCAGTACTCGGCCAACGAGACGACCGGCGTCTACACCTTCAACGCCTCGCAGAACGCGGTCGCGGTGCTGGTGAGCTACACCTATGCCGATGCGTCGAACGGCAAGAAGATCACGCTGACGAACCAGCAGCTCGGCAACAGCCCGACCTTCATGGCGGTCTTCACCGAGACGTTCAACAGCAAGTCGTTCACGATCGTGCTGAACGCGTGCATGTCGTCGAAGCTGACGCTCGCGACGAAGCTCGAGGACTTCACGTCGCCGAACTTCGACTTCATGGCGTTCGCCGACGCCAGCGGCAACATCGGGACGATCAGCACCGATGAGTGAAGACGTCGTCAGGGTCGAGCCCGAGGGCAAGCGGGGCGGGGAGTGGGTCACCTTCGGGCTGGAGTCCTACCGCGTCCCGCCGCTCGGTTTTCGTGCGGTGCAGGAGCTGGCCGCCGACATCGAGTCGCTGTCGAAGATGGGCAAGCGCCCGACCGTCGCGCAGATGCGCGTGGTCGCGAGCATCGCTCACGCCGCGATGGCGCGGAACTACCCGAAGCTGACCGTCGACGAGGTGCTCGACATGCTCGACATGGGCAACTGGCAGCGGGTCCTGTCCGCGGTGCTGCTGATTTCCGGCTTCGAGAAAGGCGGGGCCGCGCCGGGGGAAGCAGTGAGCCCACCGACTGGGCCGCCATCTACTGCGCCCTGATCGCCGAGTTCCACTGGACCTGGGAGTACATCGACGAGGAGATGACGCTGCCGCGGTACCGGGCGATCTGCGATCACTGGGAGCGGTCCCCGCCGCTGGGGGTCACGGCCTGGGCCATCGCGGAGTCGCTGGGCGCGAAGAAGAAGACGCCGACCAAGCGCAAGGACGACCCGAAGAAGGGAGGCGACCTGCAGGGCCTGCTGGAACTGCTCGGCGGGGGCGGAAGCGGATTTTCTAGATCGGAGCGGCCAGCGTGGATGACAACGAAGTAAACGTACGGTTCGGCGCGACGATCGACGATCTGCAGTCGAAACTCGCGCTGCTGGGCGAACTGTTCAAGGGCCTCGCGCAGGGCGCGAAGGCCGAGCTCGGGGACCAGCTCGGCGGCGTCTTCAAGGACGTCGGCGAGAAGGCCTCGGGGATGAACAGCATCTTCAAGGAGGTTTTCGCCGCCAACCTGCTCGCGAACTTCGCGACCAAGGCGATCGACGAACTCGCCAAGATCCCCGGCAAGCTGATCGACATGGTGACCTCGTCGATCGACGCGGCGGATCACCTGAACGACCTGTCGCAGAAGACCGGGATCGCCGCGGACACGCTCGGCGGTTTCGGTTTCGCGGCGAGCCAGGCCGGCGGGACGCTGGACAGCGCGGCCGGCGCGCTGGTGAAGCTCGAGCGGTCGCTGGCTGCCGCGGCCGCCGGCAGTGCCTCCGCGCAGGCCCCGTTCAAGGCGATGAACATCGAGATCCTCGATGCCGCCGGCAACACCAAGGCGGCGGACGTCGTCTTCGCCGAGGTGGCTGACAAGTTCAAGACGTACGCCGACGGCCCGGAGAAGGCCGCGCTGGCGATGAAGATCTTCGGCAAGTCGGGCGCAGACCTGATCCCGATGCTCAACGACGGCGGCGCGGCGCTGCTCGAGAACGTCGAGTACTACAAGCGCTACAGCGGCGTGACCGTCGAAGTCGCCAGGGACGCCGACGCGTTCAACGACACGATGGGCAAGCTGCACCTGATCACCTCAGGCTTCGGGACCATGCTCGCAGCGAAGCTGATGCCGACGCTGCAGGAGGTCGCGAACTCGCTGCTGGACGCGCGCGAGAAGTCGACTCTGTTCCAGTCCGCGATCTCGGTGATCTCCGAGGTCTTCAACGGCGTGATCATCATCGGAGCGCGACTGATCGCGACCCTGATGGAGGTCGGCCGCACGCTCGGGGCCATTGCTGCCGGGATCGTCGCGCTGATGTCGGGCAACTGGGCCGGCGTCATGGACATCAAGGCGCAGCTCAGCATCGACGACAAGGCGGCGCGCGAGAAGCTCGCGGCCTTCGAGCAGCGCGTCACCAGCGGTGGCGCTGGCGATGGCGGCACGAACCTGTTCGCGGGCCAGGGGCCGGCGAAGGGCGCCGCGCCGCGGGTCGAGAAGCCGGCAAAGGACAACAGCGCCAAGGTCCAGCGCTCCGAACTCGCGCTTGACAAAGCCGAGATGGAGGCCGAGCTCGCCGAGAAGCGATCGTTCCTGAAGAACGACGAGCAGGATCTCGACATCAGCCTGAAGAACAACCTCGTCTCGATCCGCGACTACTACGCGCAGAAGATCGGGATCGAGCGCGCCGCCATCGACGCCTCGCTCGACGTCAAGCGCCGGGAGATGGCCGAGGCGCAGACCGCAGCCGGTGGCGCATCGAAGGAGGAGGACCGCAACAAGTACCTTGCTCAGGCCGCGAAGCTGCAAGGCGAGATCAACGTCCTGATCTCGCAGGAGGAAGGCGCGATCACGCGCAACAATGCCGCGCGCCAGGCCGCCGAGGAGAAGCTCGCCAACGACCTCGCGACGATGCGCGCCGCGGCCGCGAAGGCGCAGGCCGACGATTCGATCGCGACCGAGAAGAAGACCCTCGACCAGAAGGTCAAGCTCGGCCAGCTCAGCGCCGAGGAATCCTTCGCGATCGAGAAGCAGCTCGAGGACCGCAGCTACGCCGCGCTGCAGGCCTCGCTGGCGGTCAAGCGCGACCTGATCAAGGGCGATAACGACATCGCCGCCAAGGACCGCGAGAAGGCCGCGATCGAGGAGGAGAACGCCGAGCGCGCGCACCAGCAGAAGCTCGGCGACATCGATCGCGCCGCGACGATGGAGCGCGCCCGCTATTCGATCCAGGCGCAGAGCCAGATCCAGGGCGCCTTCTCGTCGATGGTCGCCGGCCTGCTGAACGGCACCAAGACGATGGGCGACGTCTTTCGGGACTTCGCGAACTCGATCCGGTCGACCTTCATCAACCTGATCGCACAGCGCTTCACCGACAAGCTGTTCGACGCCACCGGTGCGAAGAAGGCCATCGACAAGATGGTGAACTTCTTCGTCGATGGCATCGGCGACATGATCGCGAAGTTCATCTGGGGCGAGACGACGAAGGTGGCGGTCACGGCAACGTCGGAGACGACGAAGACCGGCGCCGTCGTCGCGGGGGCGACCGCCCGGACCGTTGCAGAAACCACCTCGGCGGCCGCATCGACCGGCGTCACCGCGACCACCGCGATCGCGAACATCGGCGCGAAGGCCTGGGAGGCGGCGGCGTCGGTCTATGCCTCGATCGCCGCGATCCCGTACGTCGGCCCGTTTCTGGCGCCGGCGATGGCGATCGCGGCGGGTGCTGCGGTGATCGGCTTCATCGGCAACATCGCCTCGTCCGAGGGCGGCGAATACAACGTCGACCAGGACCGGCTGAACTACGTCCACCGCAACGAGACGATCCTCCCCGCGCCGTTCGCCCAGGGCCTGCGCGACCTGGTCGGGCAAGGCGGCCTGAAGCCGGTGCAGAACATCGCCGAGACGATGGAGAACACCTGGCGCATGCCGGCGAACCGGCTGAGCCAGATCCAGAGCCCGCAGGCGGCAACGGCTGCGCCGGCGGCGGGCGGCGGCCGCGGCGGCAGTGGAACGACGGTCACGCTGCCCGGCGGCAACTACGGGAACCTGTTCGTCGCGCACCGCAAGGACCTGCAGGAGGCGCTGACCCAGATGAACCGCAACTTCGCACCGAAGCGATGAGCAACGCCGTCTACCCGACCCTGCCCGGCCTGACGCTCGAATCGTCGAAGACGCCGGAGTTCTCGACGCAGATCCAGCGCTCGGTGAACCTGTCCGAACTGCGGGCATCCTTCGCCGAGGCGCCGGTCTACAACTTCAAGCTCCAGTACGAGGTGCTGCGCGAGGGCACGGTGCACGGCACCGCCTACACCGAGCTGCGCAGCCTGATGGGCTTCTTCCTTGCGCGCTACGGGTCCTGGGACTCGTTCCTGTTCACCGACCCGAACGACTACGGCGTCACGTCCCAGTCGATCGGCACCGGCGACAGCTTCACGACCGAGTTCCAGCTGATCCGCAGCTTCGGCGCGGGCAACGAGCCGGTCAAGAACGTCAACTCGATCGTCTCGGTGTCGGTGAGCAACACGCCGACCTCGGCCTACACGATCTCGTCGGGCCTGATCACCTTCAACTCGCCGCCGGCGGCGAACGCGCCGATCGTCTGGAGCGGCACCTACTACTACCGCTGCCGGTTCACGAACGACACGCAGGAGTTCAGCCAGTTCATGCGCCAGCTGTTCGAGGCCGGCGAGGTCGAGTTCATCGGATCCCTGGGGTCGCAGATATGAAGCAGGCGAGCGATGCGCTGATCGCGCTGCTGGCCAGCACCCGGCAGATGGTGATGCGCGACTCCTTCACGATCACGCTGTCGGGCGGGAGCACGCTGCGCTACGGCAACGCGCCGATGGGTGCCTGTTCGCTCGTGCTGCTGCCGCCGCAGGACGCACCGGACCTGCCGCTGCGGCTGCAGCTCTACCTCGAGACCGACTTCTCGGACAGCTCGGGCAACTTCCCGGCCTTCGATGCCCACCCCGGATCGACGCTGGTCAGCACGGTCCTGAGATGCGGCGCCGGCTCGCTGCACCTGCCGACCTACGACGCCTACGCGCACCTCGACTCGGGCGGTTCGCCGCCCAACTACGGCACCGACGACGGCGTGCCGCTGCCGGGCGACTTCACGATCAAGACCTTCATCTACCCCGAGACTCTCGGCACGATTTCGAGTCGGGCGACGGTCTGGTCGGGGCGCAACGTCAGCGACCCGTTCACCACCAACTACGCGTCCTTCGGAATCGGCAGCGACGGCATGTACTGCCGGCTGGACAACACCTTCATCGACTCGAGCGGCGGTGCCGGAACCTTCACCACCGGCCAGTGGTACGAGGCCGAATGGTCGCGCCGCAACGGAATCATCTCGATGAAGAAGGACGGTGAACTGGTCGGCACCACGCATGGGAACAGCTTCGTGAATGACGCTGATTCGTACGGGACGCTGGGCTACGACCCGATCCAGGGCAACGGCTTCATCGGCTACCTCAACCGCTTCAGCATCTGGGCCGCATGACCGATCCGATCATCAAGCGCGGCGCGACACGCTCGGTCATCGGGGTCGAGGTCGACACGCTGAACGTGAGCCTGCTGCTGAACTCCGACGTCGAGGTCAACGGCATTCCGCTGGCGAAGTTCGCGATGGAAGGCGGGTTCGACGGCGCGCGGCTGGAGCTCGACCGCTCCTTCGCCGCGTCGTGGACCGCCGAGGCCTGCGGATCGCTGAACCTGTTCACCGGCCGCGTCGCCGAGGTCACGGTTACCGGCACTGAGGTGCAGCTGACGGTCAATTCGGACCTGGAACTTCTGAACGTCCAGATGCCACGCAACGTGTACCAGGATCAGTGCATCCACACCGTCTACGACCCGGGCTGCGGACTGAGCCCTGCGGCGTTCACCGTCACCGCCAACACGACATCGGGCAGCAGCCGCACGCTGATCAACTGCAACCTGGCGCAGAGCAACGGCTACTTCGATCTGGGGACCGTCACGTTCACCACCGGGTCCAACGCGGGCGAGAGCCGCACCGTCAAGCGCTACACCACGGGCGCTCTGGTGCCGTCGTTTCCGCTGCCGTACGTGCCGGCCGCCGGGGACCTGTTCACCGCGAAGCCGGGCTGCGACGGGCTGCGCGCGACCTGCAACACCCGGTTCTCGAACGAGGCGAACATTCGCATCTACCCCTACATCCCGGTTCCCGAGGCGGCGCTCTGATGGAAGCCTGGCGCCAGCGCATCCTCACCGCGGCCGAAACCTGGCTCCTGACGCCTTGGGCGCACAACCAGTGCGTGAAGCGCGCCGGCGTCGACTGTGGCCGGTTCCTGCACGCCAGCTACGCCGAAGCCGACCTCGCGGCGCCCGTCGACTTCGGCACCTACCCGGCCGACTGGATGCTGCACCGGTCCGAGGAGCGGTTTCTCGGCTGGGTCGAGCGCTACCTCGACCCGGTCGGCTACCCGCAGCCGGGTGACGTCGCGGTCTGGAAGTTCGGCCGCTGCTTCTCGCACGGCGCGATCGTCGTCGACTGGCCGCGCATCATCCACGCCTACGTGCCCTGCAGGATGGTCACGCGCGACGACGCGAGCAAAGGTGCGCTGGTCGACCGGCCGGTGCTGTTCTATTCCATCGCTGCGCGTCTGGAGGCTTCATGAGCGGC